GCTGGTCTGGTACAAGTGGTTTACCGGGCGCAGCAAGTGCAAGTGGTTATAGTGGCACAAGTGGAACAAGTGGTTGGTCCGGAACAAGTGGCACAAGTGGCACAAGTGGTTGGTCTGGTACATCAGGAACTGCGGGGCCAGGAACTCAACTTAATGCCACAGCACAAACATCCGGCACCTATTATGTTGTTGGCGTTTCTGCAACAGGCAGTAATGTGACACCTAGTGCTGTAACTGCCACACCTATCAATTTTGATGCTGCAACTGGTACACTGAATGCTGTGATATTTAATGCAACATCAGATGCCAAACGAAAAACAAATGTAACAAAAATAGAAACAGCTATAGATATTGTTAAAAAGTTGGATGGCGTAGAGTTTGACTGGATAGATAATGGCAATAAATCTTCGGGTGTTATAGCCCAACAGATAGAATCTACCTTACCTCATTTGGTAAGCATAAATGAAGAAACAGGCGATAAGAGTGTTAACTATGCAGGTATAACAGGATATTTAATTGAAGCGATTAAAGAGTTAAGTGCAGAAATACAAATGCTCAGGAATAAAGAATAATTAACTAGTGTGTTGACTAGTTATAATTTTTATCTTATTAATTGCTTTTTGATTACAGAAGCTTATTTTAGCACCTTGATGCATTTTTGTAGGCCATTGCCCTAACTCTACCCAGCAATAACCACAGCTTTCGGAGTTTAATTCGGGAATAAATTCATCTTCGACAACACATACGAAACTAATGTATCTAAAGTGTTTATCTTTACTTTGGTAGACATCGAACGGATAGATTCTTTCAATTTCTGGAATAAAGCCCATTTCCTCAGTTAATTCTCGAAGTAATGCTTCTTTAGGCTGTTCGCCGTCTTCGATCATGCCACCCCAAAGACTCCACTCTAATGCATGTGTTTTATGAGGTGCTCTGAGATTTAGTAATACACGATTTGTTTTTATAGAAATAAAGATAGTACCCACACCTACTTTATCCTGCATTGCGTCATTCATAGTTAGAAATAGTAAGACCGCCTGGTGCCGAAATTATATTATCAATTCTCCAGTAGCCCGGATTGTATGTTCCATAATATGTATATGACCATTCTTTTGAGGCAGAATCATAGGTATATTGTGTGCCGTTTGTGTTATTTATTACATAGTTCTTGCCGACAGAATTTCGTGAGTCAAATATAACAACCCAACTAATACCGTTAAATTCTATAATATCATTAGTATATGCTACTATATCTTGACCCCACGGACTTGCATAAACATTCATAGGAATAGCGGTTTCTTCATTTTCACTATTACGGGAAGTTAGTAAATACCGTTGACCCGATAATGCAGCAGGTAATCCATTCCCGGGTGTAACTTCGGTAGGATCTATAATTGATAAGATAGGCAAGAGTGTATTTGCAGGTAATGTATCGATATCCGGAGTAAATAACAGCACGTTTTGACGTGTTACATCTTGTACTATGCCACCTATAATGTCGTACTCGGTGATATCAAGATTAGGGTCTAATTTTAGCCTTATTTTGGTGATATTAGGGGTAATTTGCCCATAGATTTCGATGAGCTCTTGCCAGCTTAACTTAGGATCTGCCTGCCCATATTCATTTAGTAATATAATTTCGTCTACTGTAATACCTTTGGCAACAGAGATTCTGTAGTTCCCTTCAGTTGTTACAATTTGTATAGGATTACTTCCGATAGATGCGAACGGATCATATATACCATCTATTTGTTTTTCTATGTTCTGTACATCATCTACAGCATAGATCTGCGTAACAATCTCTGCAATAAGTCCACTTCTTTTCAACTTAGCAGGCGGATTAATCCAACCCTCTATCTTGAATTTAAGGCTCAACACATCGCGTTCTTCAGTTCCGCCCTGTGGTACAGAACGATTGGTCCATGTAACATCTTCTAACCATACTTCAAATATACTAGTCCAATCCAACGTATTACTGTTTTGTTGAAGCTGTATAGATGGATTAAATATCATCTGAATTTGCTCTAATATTTGCAGTTTCGTTGTTACATTAGTTGTCCAAGCATCTAATTTAAAGGTAAAATCGTATGGCACCGGCATATATCGTTCAACATCTTGCCTAACACCGGGACCGCTACCATATGTTTTTGTTAACGGGTCATATTCACGTTCCATAACAGATGCCTTACCAACATACTGCGGACTAGCCCGTCTCTTTTCATTCATTCTTATGCCGTCTATATATGCACTAAACATAGGTACGGGTAGTAATGTATTTTCACTTGCACCCTTAATTAATTGTGCAACCATAGACGATGGGTCCCCGTACATAATAGGAACTCGCTGGATTGTATATAGTCCGTTTGCATCGGGCCCATTTCTAACTTTTATGTCAGAGAATATTCTCATGAATTGTAATAAATATCTTTTCGTCTGGCCATCATAAAAAAAATCCATAAATTGGAATCCTTAAAATCTAAATTATACACTTATTTATCATACTATAGATAAATACTTTTATGACATACAAATACGGAGACCTATAATGTATAAAGGCCCTGATCCACAAGATATAGACATAAATTATCCGATACACACATACGAATTAATTACGTGCTTAGTGAACGGCGAACAAAAGCGCATAATACAAGATAGATATCTATTGAAGTATGGAATTTCTAAAGTAGAATATCTAATTAAATTTCCTGAAGCACCGCTGAAATCGTTAGCCGCATCCGAGTCGTATAGTCGCGCAGCATCAACAGAAGAAGGCAGAAAACGCCGATCAGAAACAATTACAAATTTAAATCTCAATAGTGTAGATTTTCAGGAAAAAAGAAAGAAGGCCAGCAAAGATTTCTTAGAATCTGATAGAAGTAACGAATATCGAAGAATTAAGTCTGAAATGGCAAAAAAACAACACAAGGAAACCGACTTAGAAGATCATATACGAAAGTATTATAAAGAACGCCACCCGGGATCTGATGCACAGAAACAGGCATCAATACGATCAACCTTATATAATCCAGGATCATTGCCGGAAGCTCGAGAAAAAGGTCGGCAAACCTATATAAGAAATAGTGAAATGGGTTTACATAATAAAGAAACAAAATTCAAGAAGAAATTATATAAAGAAACATCATTAATGTATCAATCATCCTATGAATTAGATTTCTTAGAATTGTGTGATAATAAAGAAGTCTTGGCTAGGGTTAAGAATGCTCCGTGTTTTTCCGCTATAGACTATCCATACAATTTTTATGCACCAGATTATATATTAGACGATATTTATGTGATAGAAATTAAATCGTGGTATATAGAAAATCTACAAGAGAAGCGGTGTCCGGGAATAATTAAGAAGAAAGAAGCATTGGTTATTAGTAAAGGATATAAGTTTCTTTATATTAAGGATAAAGATTATAATGAATTATTAAAAGTGTTTAGTTTTAATGTCCCAACCATTAAACTTTAATTTTAGTGCTATTAGGTGCTGTTCGGCTTCGGATTTGTCACTAAAAACAAGCGTATCATATACGCCTAACGCACCCGGTTTAGATTTCACCATATCTATAGATTTTTTGCCACGCAAAAAATATAAATTAATATTATCGGATTTTACAAATTTACAATCTGTAGAAGGAACATCTATTATGATTGTCTGCTGAAATGGCGCTCCACGATAACGAATTGGAAAATACAGAACGCCAGGTTTCATATCATCGTATTGTACTGTATTTGCCTTTTCTATATCCATAAATTCTTTATACATTTTAACATCTACTTGATCTTCATAGACGAATTTTTTTGATTCTATTAGCATTTCTTCTAATCCGATAGTTAGATGAGAATCTGTGCTAAAAGATTTATCGAACATAAAAGAATTCCATTCTTTTTTAGATATTACTTCCTCTACAATCATTAATTACCTTTCTTTGCAGCTCTATCGTCTGCTATTTTTGATCTTGCCGCTTCTGCTGCTGTCACTGCTTTCTTACGATCTGCATATAAATCAACCTTCTGGCGAACAATTTCGGATACAGCTTGTTTCTGTGGAACAATAGTGCCGTTTGATAGTATTGTGTCAACATTATTATCGATAAAAGTATCGAGTACCCTGTTATAAGCAGTCCAACTCTTTAACACATTTTCTTCTATCAGTTTATATACAGGGCCTTGCTTCTGAAATAATCTTTCAGGATAATAATCTATGCGTAGATAGTATTGCCCGTCTTGCATTCCTGGTGGGAAAGTTATTCCAGCACCGACCAAAGGTCCACCGTTAGGCGGATCGCCATCGCCACTAAAGTAATAACTACCTATCACAGGATAATTTGTGTTAGGATCTATATAGATATATAGGTTTGCACTTTCAAAAAATTTCGGATCAAAGAAAGCGTTCTGTTCAGCTTCGGCAACAATTTCGTCTGTGATCTTGATAATTTTACAAAATAAGTTTAATGAATTTGTGATATTCGGGTTAGCTCCTAATCCTGGATTACCGTCTACAGATGTATCTGTAAATCCGTCTGGCATAATACCTATGCCTTGTCCTACGCCACCTGCTGTCTGCCCTGTTGCTGCTTGATCTAAGATTTCTGTAAATTCAACAGATGCTGTCATTAACTTAGCTCTAACTAGCCATATATGAGGGAACCATTTTTGCCCATAACCTGCCGCAGCATATAAAGCATCTTGTACAACATAATATCGATTAATACCTACAGCGTTATCAAAGATGGGCACATCTCGTAAACTAGGGAATTCTAACACATCTCCAGCAATAAGTTTTCTACCTAACGAATCTACCATATCAGTATAATGAAATTGTATCCTTATAACATCGGAACTAAGAAAAATTCCGAACTGTGATAGATCGTAATTTATATCTTGCGGCTGATGGTGTCCCCTTAATTCAATTACGTTCGGGTTATACTTTCTATTATTATTTGTCAAAAATAGAACATCTTGTATAGTTGTAAGCGAAGTATCTGTACTACCGTTCGCATCTGTAGTCGGGCCTTCATATAAATGAACTAATATCCCATCTCCGGCAATGCGAAAATTTTCGCCAACAGTTCGATCAGTAAACTGAAAATCTGCCCCCTTAACCGGATTCCACAAACTAATTCTGCTCATACATTACCCTCGTTTCAATTATTTATCAAAGATAGTGTATACATTTTATAATATATTCATCTAGAGATAAATAGTTCGTAGCTAAAGACTAGTATTTTATACTAGACAGGTGTAAGCCTGAACAAGGGGACTATGTCAGTAACAATTAATGCCAAAGGTACGAGTGTACCATATTTCACTATAGGTAAAGGTGGCGTCACCATATACCAAGGTACGACCGACCCTGCACTTTCATACACAGTTAAAGAAGGTGATTACTGGTTAGATACAAGCACATTAAATATAAAAGTTAGAGATGGCGCATCGACATGGATAAATTCTACCGGCCAGAGCGGCTTTAGTGGATATAGCGGATTTAGCGGTTGGTCTGGATTAAGCGGATTTAGCGGTTGGTCTGGCACATCTGGCGAAAGCGGTTTTAGTGGAACAAGCGGAACAAGTGGCTGGTCTGGCACATCAGGCGAAAGCGGAACAAGTGGCTGGTCTGGCACATCAGGCGAAAGCGGAACAAGTGGTTGGTCTGGAACAAGTGGCGAAAGCGGAACAAGTGGTTGGTCTGGCACATCAGGCGAAAGCGGAACAAGTGGTTGGTCTGGTACAAGCGGGCAATCAGGTGCAAGCACAAGCGGCTGGTCTGGTACATCTGGTACGAGCGGCGAAAGCGGAACAAGTGGCTGGTCTGGTACATCTGGTACATCTGGTACGAGCGGCGAAAGCGGTTTTAGTGGAACAAGCGGCGTAAGTGGCTGGTCTGGCACAAGCGGGCAATCAGGTGCAAGCACAAGCGGCTGGTCCGGTACATCTGGAACAAGCGGTGAAAGCGGAACAAGTGGCTGGTCTGGTACAAGCGGCGAAAGCGGAACAAGTGGCTGGTCTGGTACAAGCGGCGAAAGTGGAACAAGCGGCTGGTCTGGTACAAGCGGAACAAGTGGCTGGTCTGGCACATCAGGCGAAAGCGGAACAAGCGGCTGGTCTGGTACAAG